GGGGTAACCTTTGTGACGCTGTTCCTAATCTTGAAAAAGAGGCAGGCAGTACTAAACCAGCAAAAAAAGAACCCATTGCATCAAAACAAGCAGCTGCTCCAGCCGTAGCTGAACCCGCATCTAAGGTAAACCAAGTTGTTGCAGTAGAGCAGAGGTTTGCTGATAACGCGAACAAGATGTTATCTTTTTTTACAGGTTCCGCAGCACCACAACAGGACACTCCTGCATTTCAATTAGCAACACCTAATTTATTTAAAAAGATATCTCTTGGTGGCGGCTTGCCCACTAGTGTTGCCTTTCCACCCGCATCTATAGGTGGGAGGACAAATTACTCACCATCATCACAGGGTGATGGATTTGCATATAAACAAGCAACAATCACTGAAACATTTTCCCTTGCTGATGTTGTTCAAGAACCTGCTGGAACGGTTATTGAAACTGATGGCGACGGAAATGAAGAGAAAGTGCCGGTAGATGCCAAAACATATGTAAGACTTAAACATAAACCAGTCAGAATTAAACAACTACTGTTTCATACCGGCACAGGTGTTCGTAAGGGATATTGGAATAGACAGCAACGTAGTATATTTGGATTAGACCCAAATATCAAAAGCACGGACGCAAATAAAGGATTTTATTATAGAAATCAATATGGTCGTCACGCTGATCTACTTATTGCTACTGGTGATTATCCTACTATTGGGGCTAACGAGGGGACTAATTGGTCTGCTTTTCAAAATCAATTTAACTTTTTCCCGCCAGTTAAACTTGCTGCTCATCCGGGCAACATATCATCAGGTGGCACTGTTTTTACTTCTGACCCAGACATATTTGTAGTATCGGGAGTTCTACCGTATGCTGGAACACTGGGGCCGGGACAAACCAGCAGTAACACTCGTAGACTGAGTGATGCAAAAATAAATTCTAAATACAAAGGAATGTGTGTTTCATTAACCTATTCATATATGGAAAGATATGATCCTGAGTATGTTCCCTCAAAAACACCCCCAAAAAAGAACACGCCTGTACCACCTGTATCAGCCTCAACGCCGGATGAAGATTTCGACTACGAGAAGTTTTTCCTCAATGCCGCCGATGCGCCAACGGCACAACCCACAGTGCCCGACCCAGTGCCGGCGCCAACCGTGGCTGCACCGGAGCCAGCAAAGCCGGCGCCCGCACCGCCGAAGACATCCCCGGCAGAGATAGCAAAAATTAAATCAGCCGCAGATCGAAAACCAAACACTACAACAGTAAAATTACAAGCATTTGCTGATCGTGGTGGATATGGAATGGAGAGCGGACAGAAGGTTTTGTCTTCTGGAATGCATGCCAGCGGGATGTACATTGTTAGAGTCACCGGCTCTTACCCAAACATATCAGGGAGCACCGGCAAGGATGTGGGCTGGCCGGCCCTTGGCCGCACACCAGAGGCAGCTTTTTATGCCGCCTCAAATAAGGCTCGGGGTTTAGATTACAATGGTCAACCGTTAAAATCTAAAAAATGATGACATAAATACAAACATACATAAAGGAGTTATATTATGGGAAAGAAAAAATCAAGAGCAACAGAAACATCTAAGGGTGAACGGCGTAGCGTCAGCAAGTCTGTAACCAAGGCAGTTCGTAGAGATTATATTGAGTTTAAACACATTGAAAGAATGAGTAATCAGATTGAAGCATTTAGGAAGGGTAAGAATGTCGTGATGACTATTCCTAACCCAAATACAAATGAAACCAACAAACGATTCATTCGTGTAAGTGCAAAGGACATTTGGAAGTCTAATAATAAATTTATGATGAAACAAAACACATCAGAGAGTGTATAAATAATACTAAAGAGGAATACACATGGGTGCTAAAGATGCATATGCTGACGGTACATATCAAGGTGAAAACCGTGCAGCTCAACTGTATTCTGATATTGATTTATTCTTTGGTCCTAAAATTGGGTCAAAGGATGTTAATAAGGTAACTAATTTTACGGCAGTCAAGCGATCTGTAAGAAATCTTATACTGACAAATTTCTACGAAAAACCCTTTCACCCAGAGATTGGTTCTGGTGTAAGAGATATTCTATTTGAACCTATGACACCAATCACTGCATATGTTCTAACTATGAAGATCGAAGAGGTGATTGAGAACTTTGAACCAAGGGCTAGACTCGTTGGAGTTCGAGCTCAACCTAATCTTGACAACAATGCATATAATGTTACTATTGAGTTTTATGTTGTTAACGCCCCAACAGAACTTGTGAATATGGAAGTTCTATTAGAGAGATTACGATAATGGCAGCGACTAGAAAAAGACTCAGTGTAACAGAATTTGACTTTGATGAGGTTAAAGACAACCTAAAAGTCTTCATGCGAAATCAATCAGAGTTCAAGGACTATGACTTCGAAGGTTCTGGTCTTTCTGCTCTTCTGGATGTGCTTGCATACAATACGCATTACCTTGGTTTCAATGCGAACATGCTTGCAAACGAGATGTTCCTTGATTCCTCTCAGTTGAGGTCAAGTGTGGTTTCACACGCAAAGACTTTGGGATACACCACTCGTTCTGCTGCAGCTGCAAAAGCAACTGTTGATGTTTTTTTGAATACATCTAATGCTAGTGCAACCATCCCAGCTGGTACAGTCTTCACATCTAGTGTTGGTGATACATCTTATCAGTTCGTAACTATATCGGATGTTACTGCGTCTCTTAGTGGTTCTACTATTACATTTGATGGCGTAGTTATATATGAGGGTAGTTATGTTTCAAGTAGATACACTGCTGACACCCAGAATGTTGAACAGAGATTTATTATTAACGATGATAGAGCAGATACAACTACTATAACAATTACTGTTCAAAACTCTGTCACAGATACGACATCAGCTGCATATACTTTAGCAACAGACATTTCTGGATTAACTTCTACATCTGATGTTTATTTCCTACAAGAAGTAGAGGATGGTAAATACGAGATATATTTTGGTGATGGTGTTCTAGGTAGTGCGATAGAGGATGGTAATATTATCATAATCAATTATGTTGTTACCAATAAGGGTGCTGCAAATAGTGCAGCAGTCTTTGTTAGTTCCGCTGCAATCGATACTGTCAACAGTGTTAATGTTCTAACAGTGTCTCCAGCAGCTGGTGGTTCAGAACCAGAATCTATAGAGTCTATAAAATATAATGCACCCCTAGACTATGCGTCACAGGGACGATGTGTTACGACAGAAGATTACAAAACTTATGTTAAACAACTCTTTGCAAATACTCAAGCGGTTTCTGTTTGGGGTGGTGAGGATGGTTCATTTAATGATGTTACTGGTGTGTCAGAAGTTGCAGAGTATGGTAAGGTATTCATTAGTGTCAAATCAACAACCGGATTGAATCTGAATGAGATTCAGAAATCACAGTTAGTTACAGCACTGGCTCCATACACTGTTGCGTCAATTACTCCTGTAATCGTAGACCCATCAATTTTAAATATTATCCTTAACGTCAATTTTAAATTTGATAGCAATGCAACAACAAGTAGTAAAGAGTCGTTGGAATCAATTGTATCCTCTACTATCGCTAGTTACAATAATGATTACCTGAAAGTATTCAATTCTGTTTTTAGACATTCACAATTTACTTCTCTGGTTGATGACAGTGATACTTCAATATTGAGCAATATTACTACACTATCTATTGCTTCACTACATACACCAAGTACATCTGGTTCCTTTTCCTTCACTGTTCCTTTTGGAAACACACTGTACAATCCTCACTCTGGTCACAATTCTAATTCAGGTGGTATCATTGCATCAACGGGTTTCTTTATACAAGGTAATGCAAACGAGATGTTCTTTGATGATGATGGTGCTGGGAACCTTCGCATCTACTATTTGGTTACTGGTGTACGAACATATTACTCCTCAGATGCTGGGACTGTAAATTATAAATCAGGTTTAGTTTCGGTCAATCCAATTTATATAAGATCTGTATCTAATGTTGATAATAATGCATCAACATCAATAAGGGTAACTGCAACACCAGCTTCGAGTGATATTATCGGTCAGAGAAATAAGATTATTGAAATTGATATTGTTAATACATCAATCTCTGGAGGACAAGATACGATTGCAGTCAATAGTGGAGGAGGTTCGTCTGGTTATGTTGCAACAACTAATTATACAACTCCGTCGAGTTATTAATTATGTCACCACCCTTTGACTTATCTTGGACCCCAGCTTTAGAGAATAAACTCAGTACTCAGATTGATGGTCAACTACCCGACTTCATTGCTGAAGACCACCCACAGTTTTCTCAATTTCTAAAATCGTATTACCAGTTCCTTGAATCTGGTGAACTACAACTAACAGTCAATATTGATAACATCCTTTTGGAAGTTGAGAGTGATACAAATCTTCTTAATGAAGATGGAACTCTGGTTGTTACTGAAGCTGGTTCTGGTTCCACAGGTAAATTTATTGAGGGTGAAACTATTACTGGCGGCACATCTTATGCAACCGCAAAAGTTTTGGTTGAAGACCTTGGTGATGCGACACCGAGATTATTCATATCCTCACAACAGTTATTTGAAACAGGTGAAACTGTAACAGGTGGAACTTCTGGTGCGAATGGTGTAGTCACAAGATATCGTGCAAACCCTGTTCAAAATATTCAACAGTTGTTGGCGTATGCTGATATTGATAACACCATCTTTGATTTTATTGAAGA